GTAGTCGTATCGTTACTAGTTGATCGACTAGTAGTCGTATTAAACGTGGTCGTAAACGACGTAGACGTCGTTTTACTCGTCGTAGTATCAAACGCCGTGGTAAACGTCGTTGTTGTAGATTTACTGGTTGCGGTAGCAAACGTCGTATTGAATGTGGTGGTGGTAGACCTGCTCGTTGCAGTAGCAAACGTCGTATTGAACGTCGTAGTTGTAGACTTACTGGTTGCAGTAGCAAACGTCGTAGTCGTGCTTCTGCTTGTGCTTCTGCTTGTTGTTGTGTTGAATGTCGTAGTAAACGACGTAGACGTCGTTTTACTAGTGTTTGTGTTAAAGGTCGTTGTCGTAGATCGACTAGTGCTAAAGGTCGTAGTTGTAGAAGCGGACGTATTAAACGTCGTAGTTGTACTTCTGGTTGTTGTATTAGAGGTCGCTGTAGAGCGAGTCGTGTTCCTGTTGACACGTCTACGTACTGGGTAGTGATCAGTTGTAGACAGACTCTTACCACTACCAGTAGTGGTTGATCCGTACTTCGTCAGAGTTCTTTGGTACTCGAAACCACCTACAGTATGAGATGTTGAAGTACCTCCATAAAAGCCATTGCCGCTCGTTACTTGCGACCCGGCCCATGAGATGCTGTGCAGTGTGCTGATGAGGCTTACACTCCATCGATAATTACCCGGGCTGGGGCCGCTACCCGAATAGTAGCCGGAGCTTGGTTCGAACGTACCCGTCGTGTTGAACGTCGTGGTCGTGTTAAACGACGTGCTAAAACTGGTGGTCGTAGATTTACTGGTACTAAATGTCGTAGTCGTGCTTCTAGTAGTGTTAAACGTCGTTGTTGTAGATTTACTGGTTGCGGTAGCAAACGTCGTAGTTGTGTCCCGACTTGTAGTTCTACTCGTGGCCGTGGCGAAGGACGTGTTAAACGTCGTGGTTGTGCTTCTAGTAGTGTTCGTATTAAACGTCGTTGTCGTAGATCGACTAGTGCTCCGGCTAGTATTCGTATCAAATGTCGTAGTGGTAGACCTACTAGTGCTGCGACTAGTGTTCGTATTAAATGTCGTAGTGGTAGACCTACTAGTGCTGCGGCTTGTCTCAGTAGCAAATGACGTCGTTGTGTCCTGACTTGTAGTTCTACTGGTAGCCGTAGCAAATGACGTTGTAAACGTCGTAGTGGTGGTATTGCTTGTTGATCTGCTCGTGGCCGTAGCAAATGACGTAGTGTATGACGTAGTCGTCGTTTTGCTGGTTGTTGTGTCGAACGCCGTCGTAAACGAGGTGGATGTAGTGCTACTAGTCGTTGTGTCAAACGCTGTAGTTGTGTCTCTGCTTGTGCTTCGGCTAGTGGCCGTAGCAAATGACGTAGTTGTGCTTTTGCTGGTCTCAGTAGCAAATGAGGTGGTAGTGTCTCTGCTAGTAGTCCTACTTGTTGCTGTGGCGAATGACGTGGTCGTGTCTCTACTAGTAGTCCTGCTCGTAGCTGTGGCAAACGACGTGGTCGTACTTCTGCTAGTTCCAGTAGCAAATGAAGTCGTTGTGTCTCTACTAGTAGTCCTGCTCGTGGCTGTAGCAAATGAAGTCGTTGTATCTTGACTTGTAGTTCTACTTGTTGCTGTGGCAAACGACGTGGTTGTGCTCCTGCTGGTTTGGGTAGCAAACGACGTGGTGGTGTCCTGACTTGTAGTTCTACTCGTGGCCGTAGCAAACGAGGTAGTGGTATCCCGGTTTGTTGTTCTACTTGTCGTAGTATTAAATGTCGTAGTTGTATCTTGACTGGTGCTTCTAGATGTAGCGAACGTCGTTGTAAACGTGGTGGTGGTGTCGTTGCTAGTGCTTCTAGATGTAGCGAACGTCGTATCAAATGTCGTAGTTGTATCTTGGCTAGTGCTACGACTGGTGCTGTAGTTCGTGTTAAACGTAGTTGTGGTGGATCTGGAAGTTTGTGTCGACCGACTAGTGGTATAAACAGCGTTCCAAGCAGTGACCAATGTGCCGCTGTTGTTAACAACAACGTAGTTTACAGCGCGGATTGTATTGCTGCTTTCAGCAACAAAAATCTGGCTGTCGTTATCCAGCTCTTTGATTGTGCCGTTGTCGTTTACGTAGATGGCCATCTAAACCACCTAACTCACGACATACCATACATACCCGTTAGGATAGCCCGTCGCGTCCGTCGGTGCGGAGCTCGTGACCTCGGAAATGTTGTTTGACCCATCGGCGGCTAAAAAAACAAGTTTGTCTTCGGGAAGCGTGACAAAAACTTCTTTTGTCCCGGAACTAAAGTTCACCTTGTTGTTGGAGTTGGTGGAGACTAACACCGTGTCCCGACTCAAAGTAGTTCCTGAAGACGTGTATGTTCCAACACCAACCTCGAACTCACTCGTGGTTGTATGTGCAATGCAGTAGTATGTCGTGTTCGAGTTGCCCACGACAGAAAAACTTTGAAAACCAGTTTCAGCCCCGGCCAGCGTTATGGTGCCAGTGCCAGTGGTACTTGTGGTTTCTTTTACACGATCCGCGAGTACGAGGGCCATGTCAGCCTCCGTTCTATTAAGCGATACGGATGATTGCGTTTGATGCGTCTGCTGTTGGGAACTGAACTGTGAAGTCACCGTTAGTTGAGGATTTGTCCCCACCAAACGCCAACACACAAACAGCGTCAGTTGTGCCACTGCCACTACCAGAAGTGGTGTTGTAAATCAACGCACCGTTAGCAGTGATTGTTGACGAGCTAAACGTCACGTCAGCGAAATCAGTAAACGCAGTCGTGCCTGAAGTTGTTGGTGTTACGCTTGTCAACGCTGCACCACCGGCACTGTAACCAGTTCCGCTTACTTCGTTTGTTGTTGCATAGTCCGTTGTTGCCGCGCCCAAAGTTGCACTGCTCGTGAACAACGCAATCTTAAAACTGTCTCCAGAAGAAGCAGTAAAATCATGCTTGCCTTGAAGCAGTTCTTGTTTGAACGACGTACACATTGCCTGTGAAATAGCCATTATAGTCTCCTAATTATGTTAGCCGCTTCCGTGTGACCACCTTGCGACAGTTCATTATACAACGTAGTTCGATCACTTTGAACCGCTTTCTTCATGTAATAAACTAGCAGAGGCCGCAAGTTATCTTTGTAAGCTATAGCTTGATCTCTGATCGGCGCAGGTGCTTGCTCAGAAACGGAGATAACCCGGTCTAAACAAAGCTCTGTGAGTTCCTCAACAGAATGACCTCGATTTTCAGTAGTGAGGACATTTACTATTGGGGTTGAGGGGAGGTCTAGTATCATTGTTTCGGCCTTATCACGGTGCCTGTACGGTAGTAATCGGTTGTTTCTTTAGCTTCGCCTAATTGTTTCAGCGTTGCAAGAGCCTCTTGATACCGCTGCGAGTATTGTTGCAGCACGTCTGGTTCGCCCTTCATAAATATGTAAGCTTCAAGTAAAGAGCCATACAACATTGCGAAGGGGGCGTTTTCGCTGAGCCATGTAGTTCCACTATCAGCTCCTGCAGTTAGGCTTTGTGGACGATACAGGTAATGCAGCTCTACGGTGTAGTTAGCGTCTGGTGTAGGAGCGATAATGAAATTACCGATGTCATAGACAGCGTAATAACGAGGGGCTGCTGTCCCACCAGTTCCTTGCGGCCAGAATTCTTGGACAAAGTTCACATCCTTGTTATCTAAGAAAGTAACATTACCCGAAGAGTTCGTGAAAGAAAAAGACAGAGGTGCTAAAAAGTCGGTGGGAACAGGAAGATATTTACCGCCACTAGTCATTGCTGCTGTCTGATTTTTCTTGAACTCGGATAATTGAACAGATTTAAAAATACGCTCTTCAGCAGCTTTGATGAAGCTGTCGATGTTGTTGACGAACGTCGTTTCTGTGTTCTCAGTGTAGTCCTGAATTGCTGTTTTTAGCTGTGCGTATGTAAAACTCATGACTAACTCGTTGTGACTGTTACGTGACCAATGTTGGCTACGATTTGAAGGGGTTTACTTTGTTCCGTAGGATAAGAGAACTCACCAACAGATGCAACAAAAGCAAGTTTTTGCTGTGGGCGAGGGTTTCTTAAAGCTTGCGGGTCGGTGATGTTTCTCGGAGGTGTTAGCTGCGGGTGCTTCGGCTCATACTCATCCGGTCCAACAAGAAGCCCGTTCCATTCTTTACGCATTTCACGCAAGCGATAACGAAACCCGGAGCGATCCGAGATGCCGTAAGCTCTCTTTCCTGATGCGTATCTTCCCATTAAGACCTCAGATATCTAATGCTGGGTGTAAGTTTCAGTGCAACACGATCTTCATCTTCGTCTGCCGCACGTTGGAACTCTTCCTCATAGATGGACTTGAGCATCTGCACACGGTCAGGAGCACGTTTAATAGCGATGTAGTAAGCAAGGCCAGATGCCATACAAGGTAAAAAACGGAAAGGGGCGTCAACATCATTGACCATTGTGTCGGCATCTTCGATACGCTGAACATAGTAATAACGAAGTTGATCGGTGCTGTTCTCTGGAGCTGGCCACAGATTAATTACAGGAGTTGTCTGCCTGTTAAAATAGAACTGACTGGGGCGTCCAGTTGTAGTTTTGCTCGGAATGTTTTGATACTCGCTACGACTGATACGATCCAGCTCGAAATCGGTGCCGCTGCGTCGAACAACAACCTCTAAAATATCCGCAATGCTTGAGTCTAGAGTGTAATCAGAATCACCAGAGGTCAGAGCTTGTGTTCCAAGCTTGACCGTCCAAAGGTTGATGCCTCTGTTTGCCCACTCAGAAAACATGATGTTCAAAGACCGCCGAGCTGACTTAGCGTCATAACCTGTGCGAACTTCAAGACCACAACGCTCGTAAGCCTCTTCAATCAACTCTGCTACGTCTAGCGTAAAATCTCGCGAACCTGACGTTGCCATCTACTTCTTCCTTCTCTTCAGCGCTTTAACACGCCGGGGTTTTCCTGCAGGTTGACCGAGACGCTTCTTCTGAGCAATTCTACTACGTTTTTCCGTTGCAGTCATCTCTTTGGCTGTCTTAGGTGTTTTCTTTGACACGCGTTTTTTAGGGCGGCAATATGGTGTTCCCCGCTTCTCACCTTTTTTGCGACCACAAGGCTTGCCCGTGCGGACGTCAACCCACTCTTCTTTGAACCAGCGCTTTAGCGCTGCACCTTTTTTAGTCTTGCGAACGGCCATAACGCTTCCTCCACAAGTAGTCACCAAACCTAGTATTGTAGTCAACAACAGCGTTTACAAAACGGCTGTGCCAAAACCAGCGAGCTTTCATGTCTTTGAACGGGGGCATCATTTTAGTAAATCTTCGTTGTGCGATACTTGTAGGGTTGCCCGTCAGAGAACTTTTTCTTTACCATGCCACCGCCAGCTTTCTTCTGAGTTTTATTACCCCAGTTTGCAGCACCAACCTTTCGACACTTCGCAATAGCTCCGCTCGCGTATGCTGAAGGAAAGACTTTATATCTAGCTTTTACTTTGTGGTAACAGGCATCTTTCTTGCTCATTGTGTCACTCTCAATCCGTAATTATTCTAACTTTCATACAACGCATACTATCAGACACGTTTCCTATCGTGTTCTCGCCATAGACCTCTTCGATGGTATGTATTGTAGGGTCTTCCCAGTATTGTCTGCCATCCCAGCTATTTGAAAAATGACTTTTAATAGCTGTAGCAGCCGGACTGTCTGGGTTATGAACTGCAAGCGCACCCACACAACCTTGGTCTATAACAAACTGACGAAACATTCTTCTAGTGTCCTCGTCATAAAACCAACTTCGGCTTCCAGATCTATCTTTACCCCATGTCGGTTGAGCAAAATGATACCAGAAATTACCGTCATCTTCAGCAAGTCTTTTGCAGCCGCACCACGCACCCACGATGTAACCATCGTCTAACTTATAGACCCCAGTATCATACATCTTTGTGTCCGTTACCGGGTTTACTAAAACATAGTTTTCCCACAAAGCTTCGCGTAAAGCGCTTTCGCCGCCCAAACGAATTTTTTCGATGTCGATCTTGGCTGTTGCTTCGTTGAACAACCGATCATAATCTTCTCTAGATAAGGTTACTGGATACTCATAAGTAATCGCCATCTACTAATTCCTTACACGTGCTACAACAACTTTCATAGTAGGACTAATATTAGAGATTACATTTGCGCCGAAAACATCTTCGACCTCTGCTTGCACAGGTTCTTCAAAATACTGCCGTCCGTCCCAGTTGTCCGAAAAATTACTGAACACAGCATTACCAGCCGGACTGCCCGGATTGTAGATACATACTGTACCGACAAATTCATTGTCCCTCAAATGATCTCGTTGCATACGGCGAGCATCCTCAGAATACCACCAGCTATGACTGCCGCTTTGATCAGAGCCCCATAACGGTGTTTGAAGCCAAAAGTAATTTTCACCGTTGTATGTTATACCACCACCAGCAATCGCTCCGACAAGATGTTCTTCGGAGTTAGAGCCAGAGACAAGCTCATAATAACCACCCACTTGAGTACCGGGAAGAACCCCTTGAAAGTGCTGCCAAAGAGCTTCTTTCAATTCGTCCTCCCCACCGAGCCTAACTTTTTCAATCGAAATGTAAGGCAGAGCTTCAGTAAAGAGCCTGTCAAAATCTGCTCGAGACAGAGTTATTGGGTATCGACATGTCAAACTCACGGTGTGTCACTTCCTTGAAGATCGGACATAGCAATCTGCGTGTTCCCAGACGATCCATCTGGTACACTCGTGTTTATGTTAGTTGTTGTTTCCGTCGTGCGGCGGCGAACTGGATAGCGTTGAAAGGTAACCTGTTCCTTGCCGCTACCTTGAGTATAGCTATCGAACGAGGTAGTAGTTCTCTCGTAATCATGACCACTTACTGTAATCGTTGTATCGGTTACCAAATTAGCGGGTCCCGAAACAAAAGTTCTTTCAGTAATTAAGGCGTCATCCCAAAATAGTTTGGCAAAAATAGTGCCAGCAACATCCCACGCATAAACAGGGCTGGATGACGAGGCTTGGTAAGAAGTGTAGGTCCCAGCAGGTGTGGTTTGAGTAGCCGGAACGCCTACGCCACGATAGTACTCAGATATTGAGATTGGGTGGCTCCCGCCGTGTTCTGTCTGTAAATCAGAAAAAGCTACCTGACCAGTTGGTACTGCCATGACTAGACGCCTCCATCTACCATTACGCTTTTGATGATCTTCGTTTGCGGCGAACTTGCTTCTTCTTTTTGCTCGGCGGTTTTGAAACTTGATACGGTATGCTCGCTCGGCTGACCATGAGAAACCTTCTTCCTTTCAGACAATAGTTTGTCATTCATACTTTGAAGCATCTGATGATTGGAATCAACCTTAACAGCCATACCGGAAAGTTCCCCGTTCATGACAAATAAAGTAGAACCTACCCATCCAAGATAAAGCAGGAGAGTTCCTATTGCCGCAACGTATATCTCTCTCTTCATGACACTACCATTTCTTGCAGGACCAGTATCCCGCTGTTAGCTTGGATTTTTTCTGATCACATTTGTGCCGAGCACGAAATGACTTGCGTCTAGCGGGTATGTTCTTTTTGATCGTCATGTTTGGATCACCAAACCGAACAAGGCGAACAGTGCTACCCTCTTTGGCAAGAACAGCAAACTTCTTCTTCTTGCCGGGTGTTCTCTTTGGCTTGTTATAACCAGAAAACCGTTCGCCTCGGTGGGTGATAG